CCATCATCTAATGAAATCTTGAATAAAATCAAGACTACAAGTCAGGTTGGGGCAGTAAATCAAGCAGTACATGAGACCATAGAAGTTCAAGAAAAACGTGTGGTTGTAGACGTTCAAAGTGCAAAACTTCAAACAATGCTTAATTCACTTAAGAAACAAAATTGACATCTAGACTAAATACATGTAGGATCCTATAATATGCAAAAGAAAACTAAGAGCCTTTTGGAAGAACTTCAATCGATGGGAGAAAAGCGTGATATTAACCATATCATTGAATCCCGCGCCTCAAATATTATTACGAGTGCTATCAATCTGGTTGAGTTAATGAGCCGCCATTATTCGCCTGAAAGAGCCGAATTGTTGGAAAAGAAACTCTTAAGTGCTATCAAGGGTAAGGATCAATCAAGATTCGCAAAGACTTTGAGGAAGAAAAATGAAACTGAATGAATTTAAAGATATTGAAGAAGGTTTTTTTGGTGATCTAGCCGGTAAAGTTAAGGGCGCATTTGCTGATCCTCAGACTAAACTATCAAACAAGACACAAGGTATCTTTATGAAGAACTTTGTGGCCAACGCAACCAATGCGTTAAACACTGGTATCAAAAGTGGATTGATCACTCCAGGTGGCGCATCAGGTGGCGGGGCAACTCAAGTCAATCCTAGTACTGTAACTCCTCAACCAAATCAACCAGGAACACCGGCAACTGCACCTCAATCAACACAATCTCAAGCCAAACCAGATACAAGTAAGGCTGTTGGCAAATACAATCAACAGGTTCAACAAACTCAGAACATGAATCAATATGTTCAGGGCGCAGCCAAAGCAATCAACAGCACACAAGATAAGAATCAAAAAATGGCATTGACTAAAGAATTAGTCAATTACATGGCTGACCGTAAGGGTTATCCTGAATGGGACAACGGTGTAGCAACAGTTCAACAGATTATCAAGAAGGGTAATCCTGATCCTAACTTTGCTAACGGCGCTATCAATCGTCTAAAAGCCGGTCAAACAATGAGCGAAGCCTGGAGAATTTATTATATCAACAAACTACTTGAAGCAGTTGGTATTACATGGAAAGAATTAGGCTTAAGTGTTCTTAAAGAAGGCAAGACATATTATATTGCTGAAACAAAATATTTAAAACTAAACAGCATCTTTGAGAGTATGTTGACTGAAGGTAAAACTGTTGGTCAATATATGATGCAATGGTTTAATAATTTCATGGGCAAAATTGATTGGAGCGAAGAAGCCGACGATGTTAAAAATGCTATCAACGCACTTGACAAGGCTATTGCACAAGACGGAAATAAAGTAGGTAAAAATGCACAAGCCGCGTTAACTTCATTAGCAGGTATTGCTTATGCTGTACAACAATCAGGTGGTAAAATAGGTGGCGGTTCAAGTTCTGAAACTAAACCCGAAGCAGATGCCGAAAAAAATAAACAAGATCAAGGTAAACAAGATCAAGGTGCTAAACCTCAAGCATCAGCCGGAGCGGCAGCAGGCGCAGGTCAAGCAAATAGTTTCCAAATGGCTTCTCAGATTAAGAAACAATTGCAACAGTTATCACACCTTGACATTGAAGCATACAATCAGTTAGTCAAATCGTTACAACTTGCTAAATCACCAAATACAGAACCTCCTAAGGTGGCGGCTGGTAATCAAGCAACAAACAATCCACAAGCACAAGCAGAACCTAAGGCACCAAATCTTAGAGTAGCAGAAGCAAAACGTAAAGTTCGTAAAGCAGTATGAATTTAGCCGAATCACTAGCAAAGTTAAAAGGTCAATTAGATAACATTGACCGTGTAGTTATCAAAGAGGCTAAGGGTCACTTAGACCATCCTGAGGACTTAGTGTTCCTTGGTGATGAAGAAGGTGCTAGACATGCTATTGAGGCTATTGAAAAGACTGTAACAAATCCAAATGCAGTCACAATCAAGTGGGATGGATATCCTGCATTGATCTTTGGACGTGGTACTGACGGTAAGTTTAGTATCATGGACAAGCATATGTTCAACAAAAAAGATGGCTCAGGTCGTCATGTCTACAGCCCAGAACAATTTGTAGAATATGATGCAGCCAGAGGCGTAAATCGTGGTGATTTATATGCACTTATTGCTAGTATTTGGCCTGGTTTAGAACAAGCAGACCGTGGTGGTAATGGTTATTACTGGGGCGATTTGTTATTCAGCAAACCTTTAAAAGATGAAAAAGGTGTTTATAGATTTAAAGCAAATCCTAACGGCATTGCTTATACAGTAAATGCAAATAGTGAAGTTGGTAAATTAATGGCAGGTAAAGATGCAGGTATTGCTGTGCATCAATTTATTCCTGCTGATGCAAGTACTACTGACGAAGCAACAAGCCTTGACGGTAGCATTGGTAATCTAAAGAACAACAGTAATGTTGCTATTATTCCAAGTAAGATGCCTATTACTCCTGACTTAGGAGTTAATAGTAAATTAAAGAATACTGCTATTAAAGAACTAAACACATATGGTGCCGCAGTAAAAGATTTAATGAATACTGCACCACAAGCACGTAATACGTTCAATCAACTATTCACTACATATATCAACAAACGTATTGTATCAGGTAATTTAAGTAATCTATACAATGGATTCTTAGAATACGTTGAATCAAGACCTATGACAGATAAGATGAAGGCCAAAATCATGGAACATCTTAAAGTCAATAAAGAAGGTGTATTGGGTGCATTTAAAATTTGGGTCGCTATCTACAATTTAAAGATGGATGTTGTTAAGCAACTAGATAAAGCCGCAAAGTCTAGCCCAGTTAAGGGTTTCTTACAAGACGGTACTGAAACACAAGAAGGTTTCGTTGCTAATGGTCTTAAGTTTGTAGATCGTATGGGCTTTAGTAGACAGAACCTTCAGGGTCGTTAAACTAATTTCCAATTTCCTCTGCATTTATGTTTCCCCCTTAACAGTTACTTAAAAAATGCACCAAAAAGATACCATAAAACCGACTTTTTTTGAAAAAAGTGTAAATACAGATATGAAGCAGTAGGCTTCAATAAACATTAAGGAATTTTCAAAATGGCACAATTTACACGTACAAACGGTGACTTCTATCCCGTATTAAACCTTGACTATCCTGCATATACAAACGCTGGCGTTAATGCTATCGATTCAGGCTATGTAGTTCAACCACAAGGTCCAAAATTAGACTTCATGACAATCACAGCAGCTTCAGGCACTCACTTCAGTGCAACACAGGCTAATGTTATTATCGAAACAGTTCAACAATTAGCAACAATTTACATCTACGAATACACAAACACAACTTCAGATACATTTGCTTTCGCAACTTATCCAACAGGTGCTTGGTCAGTAGACGGTTCAGCAGGTGCTAACGTTGTTGCAGCTGTTAACGCAGCCTTAACTAACGCTTCAGTTGCTAACACAACAACTGGTACAAACGCAGCTACGTTCACTACAGTTTACGGCGCTTAATTTTAGTTTGTAACTAAACATGAAAACCCGGGAATTAATTCCCGGGTTTTTTTACCTCTATAAATAACACTATGTACCGCATCTGTTGTTATACCCTATTTGACATTACTCAGACTGGAGTAATGAATAGAAACAAACCTATAGGGGATGACATAGAATCATGGATGCACAGAAGAAATACACAATGTAACTATGATACTATATTACAAGTAATATCGTTACGTAGTCAACCTGAAGTAGTTAAAGTACCTTATAAAACAGAAATACGTTTTGATGAATTTGATCAATTTGGTTTCTTTTATGAGCAAGAAGAAGATAAAACTTACACAGTTTGGAAGTTTGAATTTGAGATACAACATCCAAGTGTGTTTGAAAACGGAATAATTCCCTTAGGGGCATTATATACAGACTGTGAAGGTGTACCAATGATTAAATGTAAGGGTCAATATGAAAATACCCCTGCATTTTTAGATGTGACACCTGAATTAAAAAACATTCATTTTGAGGTGCTATGAAATACGATAAGAAAATAGATCAATTTATTAATAAGCAACTTGTTAATGATGAGTTAAAAGAAGTTGTGATTATGCGTACCCCTGATGGTGGGTACGAATTGTTTCAAAAATATAAGATATCTAAGACACCTACTGGATATTTGGTCACATTTTTAACTCCAATAGACCGTTCATATGAATTTACTACTCTCAAAAACGCAACAGCCTGGTGTACATTTGACAATGCCAGACAATACAGAGATGCCAATCGTGTAATAGATTTAGATTTACGATTATCCAGCAATGAATTAGACATGCAAATTCACAAGAAATTGGCAAAAAAAGCAAAAGATAACGGATCCAAACTAATTTATACCATTAAATGGGAAGAGGATGCACGTAAAAAGAAATTACTATCAGAAGAACTGGATTCTTTCATAAATAGTTCTAGAATATTACAAGAACGCAAGTTCAATAAAACCCCGGGTTTTAAGAAATTGTGATAAATACTTAATCAAAACGGAATAACAACCATGAGACTAAACGACTTAGAAACAAAAAATTATGCGTCTACAGCATTGAAACAAAATTTCGAATTTAATTTCGATGTTTCAAACTTAGACAAGATCAAGACCCAAACAATGTTGAACAGAGTTCACGGTCTTATCAAAGAATCAAGACAAGCATCTGATTTCCACAGCAATCAGAACAGTCCTGCATACTTGAAATTAGTATTTATGGAACAAGCATTGTCTAGTCATTTCAATCAATTAATGAGCAGACCTTCTACACGTATCGTTTTTGAAAACGAAGAAGTTGAAAAGTCACAGGTTGTATTAGCCGCTCAGGATCTAGTAGATTCAGTACGTAAGATGATTGAAGAAGTTAGCGATATGTTAGTTAAAGAACTACCAGCATTGTCTGACAGCATTCAAAGTGAAATTGGTGTTAACGAAAGTGAACAATTCACTGGGCAAGCAAACGAAGCATTAACTTCATTACAGGCTGCATTAACACAAAGCGAACAAGGACTAAAGAGNGCATTGAACAGCATCACTGGTCAAGGTGGTGCAGACTTTGGTGGTGAAGTAGGTATGCCTACTCCAACAGCAGGTGAAGAAGACGGCGCAGATTTAGGCGACATGGGTGCAGAAATGCCAGAAGAGCCTGGTCTAACAGCAGAAACACCCCCAGCACCCGAAGAAGAAGAGCCAGCAGGTAGCGTCGGCAGATCAAAGAGATAACATGAGGCTCTTTGAGTTCGATCAAAAT